ATGACTAGTAACTACAAACGATATTCAGATCCTTGGAGTGAAAGTCCAGAAAGAGAATGTCGTGAATGGTTCTGGGCATCACTCAATATGGATGATATATACACCAAAGAGTTTCTTGAAGAACTCTATCGGAAGATATCTGATATTGCGAGTGGTAAAGAGGAGACATATCCTTTGGACGATGTTCTTGAAATATGGTCAGAAGACGCACAAAAATATTATGATGAATAATGAACAACTTTTGTGTGTTATACTGGGGGGTCTTCGGACTCCTTTTTTTTACTAAATAAATTCATTTTAATCCCATGAAATTCACTGCATACAAAACCAATGGATGTTTTTATTGCACTCAATTAGATAAACTTTTTGAGAGAGCTAATATTAAATATGAATCAATTCTTGTTGGTGATGATATTGAAAAAGAAGAATTTTTAAAGACATATCCAGACATGAAAGGTTATCCTCTTGTGATTGTAGATGGTATACCAATTGGAGGTTTAGTCGAAACAGCAAAATTTATGTTAGATCATGGGTTAGTTCGTCGTGAAAAGTAAAAATTTTAAAATAAATAAAGGCATAGAGCTCATGCTCAGGAGGGCAAAACTGAAGGAAGAAAATGATTCTAAACCCTCTAGGGGGTTTGCAATAACAAAAATATTCACCCTCCTAAAGACAAAAGTCTACTTCAACTTTGAACTTTGGTGGGAAAGGAAAGCAAGTTAGTTCAGGAGTTGAACCATGGCACAAGCAACGTTAGTTTATTTTTCAGCAACAGTTTCGTTCATTTTTCTTTGCATAGGAGTCTTTGCTGGATGGACAGTTAATGAAAAACTACACGAATATCTCTACGCTACACAGGAGGATAGAATTCATCCAGAAATGCTTGACGGCGAAGGTCAATGGATCAACGAAGAACTATTATCAGTTCGTTTCTTAGATGATGCTGAGGATTACGACGAAGAATAAATATTACTATGATATCAACTAGGTTATGCAATTATTACTAAATGAAGTGCTACAAAAAGTTAGCAACGCTAAGACCAAGGCACAAAAGATTGATCTTCTACAGAAATATAATACTCCAGCACTTAGACAAATTCTAATTGCTAATTTTGATGAGAGTATTATTTCAATGCTTCCAGAAGGTGAAGTTCCTTATGAAAAAAATGAAGCACCTGAAGAGACAGAGCATACGAGACTTGTTCATGAGTATCGTAAGCTCTATCTTTTCTTTAAAGGTGGTGCTAACATTTCACAAACCCGTCGTGAGACCCTCTTCATTCAACTGCTAGAGGGTCTTCACAAGGGTGAGGCAGAGGTTCTATGTCTAATGAAGGATAAGATGATTGGAAAGCGTTGGAAGATCACTAAGCAGTGCGTAGAAGAAGCATTCCCTCAAATTCAATGGGGAGGTCGCTCTTGAAAATAAAAATACTTCACGAAAACTGTGATCCAGAATTAGCTAACGATAAATCTTTACCATATACTGCATACTTAATTCAATATTGCACAGAAAATGGTGTCCAGTGGGACATTGCTGTTTCTAGTAAAAAAGTAGATATCTTTGATCATTATTGGGACAAATACAAAAATGTTCAAAACATGTCACAAACCCAAGGGAAAGTGAGTCCCAAAATTTGGGTTGATCCAAAAACTAAAACCAAATCTAAAAAGAAATAGTGTATCAACAGATACAGTTGTCATGACATACATAGTATGGTATAATTACCATACGTTCATCCCGCTTTCGGGTGGGACGCAAGTAAGTCGCGGAACGGAGCGTTCATCCCATGATTGAATTTTTACTCTATGCTAATTTGAATTGTTCTGATGCATCTGATATGATCAGTCGCATCAAATCATCAGATTCTATGAGTAAAATTTCTAGGGTGGAAGTCATTGAAGTAATTCAAGAAGCAACACCTCATTGTAAATGGGACGCAAACGACTGAAGGAACGGGAAAACGGATCCAGCGAAAGCTGAGAAGGTTAACTTTCCATTCTTTTAGGAGTCACTACAATGAACACACTCACATTAATTAAGAAGCAAATCGAGAAAGCAGCTCGTCTTCATGATGCACAACTTATGCACACTACATATCGTGGTGTAACATATAAGTGCAAGCAAGAAGGTGAAGAAGTGCATGGCACTTTCTGCTATCGCGGTCGCACTTATAGCAAATGAACTGAAAGCGGGGTTGCAACCCCGCTTTTTTTATGTTAAAATAAGGAATACCTTACCCATAAATACATGGATAGAGAGAAACTAAAACTCATCGTCAGGAATCTTAAGTCTTTAACAAATGCTTTAGAGAGTGAAGTTTATTCTGACCTCTCTTCATATGAGATTCAACTTCAGCAAGGTGGACCAACATACGAAATTAAATATGATGAAGGAGACGATGACGGATACCCAGACTGATTGGCGATATAGCGATGTTCGAATGAATGTGAGAGCACAAGGTCTTAACATTCTTCTTAAAAAATTTGGGTCTCAAATTTGTGAAGACGGATCACCTCGCTACAGCAACCAAAGTATCTATGAATGCGTTCATGATTGGGTGTCCCAAGGAAACGTAAGACTCGATGGTATTGTTGCCTACTACAAAGCGTACTATGACCCGACTAAAAGATCAAATTAGACTGGCAAAGATGGCTATTAAACAAGCCAAAAAACGTCCAGAAATGTATACGGAAGAAGAACTTGCCTACATGGCAATTCAACTAGGTCGTGCTAAAATAGCACTGAGAGAAAAGCAACTAAGACGCAAACAGGAGAAAGGATTTAGCAATGAGTTCAGTGAAACTAGTAACAGTAACTCCAGACGCAGAAAAGACGATGGGTTACGTGGCGAGGGTGAGCAACCCGAACAATCAGGACAACCCTAATGTCGCTGGTCTTCTGAAGTATTGTATCAAGCACAACCACTGGTCTGTGTTTGAGCAAGCACATATGACATTGGAGGTTGAGACTACGCGAGGAATCGCAGCTCAAATTTTACGTCATAGAAGCTTCACATTTCAAGAGTTTTCACAACGATATGCTGACAGTTCTATGTTAGCGGATAAGATTCCTTTGTTTGATCTTCGTCGTCAGGATACAAAGAACCGTCAGAATAGTATTGATGATGTAGATCCTTTCACTAGGCAAGAACTTGAGATTGCTATCGAGCGTCACTTTGATTCTGCTATGGATCTTTATAAGCAAATGCTTGCTGTAGGAATTGCAAAGGAGTGTGCTCGTTTTGTGCTTCCTCTAGCTGTTCCCACCAGAATCTATATGACAGGATCTGTTCGCTCATGGATCCACTATATAGATTTGAGGAGTGCTCATGGCACTCAAAAAGAACACATGGATATCGCAAATCAATGTCGTGATGTCTTTGTAAAAGAATTTCCTATTTGTGCTGAAGCTTTGGAGTGGAATTGATGGCAACTTACCCCGTGGTTAATAAGATTACTGGTGAACAGAAAGAAGTAAAACTGAGTGTTCATGAATGGGATCAGTGGAAAACAGACAATCCCGAATGGGATAGAGATTGGTCAGACCCTGCCACTTGTCCAGCTTCTGGTGAAGTTGGTGAGTGGAGAGACAAGATGAGCAAAACTCATCCTGGATTCCATGACATCATGAAGAACAAGATTGCTCCTCAAGCACCAAGAAATAGAACTATCACACAAAAGTATAACTGACATGCCAGTAAGAAAAAAGAATTCAAAGTCACCTGGACAAGGTATGACTGCTAAACAAAAAAAGCGTCGTAAACCTATTGATGAAGCATACATGCTTCCTATTGAACCTCTTACTCACAATCAGAAAATTTTCTTTGATGAGTGGGATAAAGGTCAGATGGTTTATGCATATGGTGTAGCAGGAACAGGCAAAACATTCGTTGCTCTTTATAAAGCATTGAAAGATGTTCTGAATGAGTATACTCCGTATGAAAAAATCTATATTGTTCGCTCTCTTGTAGCTACAAGGGAGATCGGATTTCTTCCTGGTGATCATGAAGATAAGTCTTCTCTTTATCAGATACCATACAAGAACATGGTTCAATCTATGTTTGAAATGCCTGATGATGCATCATATGAAATGCTTTATGATAACTTGAAGGCACAGGAAACTATTTCTTTCTGGTCTACTAGTTTCATTCGTGGAACTACACTTGATAATGCTATTGTTATCATTGATGAATGTCAGAATTTAAACTTCCACGAACTTGATAGTATCATCACTCGTATTGGACAAGATAGTAAGGTTGTTTTCTGTGGTGATGCATCACAGACAGACCTTACGAAGATTAGTGAACGTTCAGGTGTTCTTGATTTCCAACGTATTCTTCAAGCGATGCCAGAATTTTCTTTGATTGAATTTACTATTGAAGATATTGTTCGTTCTGGTCTTGTCAAATCTTATCTCATTAATAAAATCAATTTGGGTCTATGATATTGTTTAATCATGTGGGACTAGATCCTATTGAAATGTCTGCTGAAATGGTGGATGGCAAACGTGTTTACCTCACACCTACAGGAGATAAGTTTCCGTCTGTCACCACTGTGATTAGCAATAACAAAGAAAAGATGGCGGGCATCGCAAGATGGCGAGCTCGTGTGGGCGAGGAGAAGGCAAACAATATTTCTTCTCGCTCTACTAGTAGAGGAACAAAGTATCATTCTATTGTTGAAGATTATTTCAACAACAATTTGGATCTAAAAAAGTATAGTAAATTTCCTCTTCCTGTGCTTATGTTTCAGCACAGTCGCTCAGTTTTGGACCGTATAAATAACATATATCTCCAAGAAGCGGCGCTCTACTCAAAACATTTAGAGTTGGCAGGGCGTGTTGACTGTATAGCAGAGTATGATGGTGTCTTATCCATCATTGATTTTAAGACTGCTGCTGAACCGAAGCGAGAGAAGTATTTGTATGATTATTTTGTGCAAGAAACAGCGTATGCTTGTATGCTTCAAGAAAATTATGGGTTGTCTGTAAAGCAACTCGTAACGATCGTTGCTTGTGAAAACGGAGAGACTCAAGTCAAGGTGGTTTCACCTAAGAAAGAATATTTCATGAAACTAATGAGTTACATCGACGAATACCAAGAACGATATGGAAAAGAAACAATTATTAGAGGATAAGTTTATGACCGCTGCGAGATTCTCGCAGGAAGTGGAGAAGATTGCTTTACACAATCCAGATATGAATTATATTGATTCGGTTATCCACTACTGTGAGCTAAATGAAATTGAACTAGATAGTGTTAATAAGTTGATCAGCAAACCTTTAAAGGAAAAACTCCGTCATGAGGCACAGCAACTCAACTTCATGAAGAAAACCAGTCGTGCAAAATTGATGTTAGTATGAGTTTTTTTAAATCTGAATTAGTCCGTGGCGACATCCAAGAGATGATAGAACTACAGCAGTTCTGTTTTAGATCTGCTATGAATTTTGTTCTTCTCGATGACGAGAGGAAGATGGATTACTTTGAGAAGTTAGAACTTCTTATCGAAAAACAAAAAGTATTTTATTTTCGTATCAAACTGAGTGAAGATCCCGAAGCTATCTCTGTTCTTGAAACAATGAAGCAGGGTATTGTTATGCTAGGTGCTACGCCTGATACACCAATCGAACAGATGTTTGATGAATTGTTGGGCAAGGTCCAAACAATGAAGGACAAACTCCAAAGTGGCACAGGGGATTGACGCCTGACCCTGTGCCCTGTTATACTAACTTCGTTGGGCAGATGAGTCAGGGAGACTTGACTGTACGTAAGACCCAACTTCCAAACCAAATCCAAAACAATCCGAGGTAATCTAATGTCATTCGCAGATCTGAAGCGTAAATCCCAGAACAATCTCCAGTTCTTACAAAAAGAACTTGAGAAATCCGCCAGCGGTAAGCAGGTTGATGAGCGTTTCTGGAAACCAGAGGTTGACGCTTCTGGCAACGGGTATGCTGTTATCCGTTTCCTCCCCGCCCCTGAAGGTGAGACTATTCCCTGGGCAAAAGTATACTCCCACGCCTTCCAAGGTCCTGGTGGATGGTATATTGAAAACTCTTTGACTACTATCAACGAGAAGGATCCCGTTGGTGAAGTCAACCGCCGTCTCTGGAACAGCGGTAGTGATGAAGACAAAGAAGTTGCTCGTAAACAGAAGCGTAAGCTCCAGTATTACAGCAACATCTATGTCGTGAAAGATCCTAAGCATCCTGAGAACGAGGGTAAAGTTTTTCTTTACAAGTATGGCAAGAAGATCCATGATAAGATCCTTGCTGCCATGCAACCAGAGTTTCAAGATGAGACCCCTGTGAATGTGTTTGATCTTTGGGAAGGTGCAAACTTCAAACTGAAGATCAAGAAGGTTGCAGGTTACTGGAACTATGATTCTTCTGAGTTTGATAGTGTCTCTGCTCTGAGCGCAGATGATACTGAACTTGAAAACATCTGGAAGTCTGAGAACTCTCTGGAAGCTTTCACCAATAAGGATCAGTTCAAGACTTATGATGAACTTGAAAAGCGTTTGAACCTTGTGCTTGGCATTAGTCAGCGCACTGCGGTTCCTACCGTTGATGATGAAGAGTATGAACCTGTCACTTCTACTGGTGGGTTTAATGATCCTGACATCACCCCTCAGTCATCGTTTCGTCAGCAGATGAGTGCTCCTTCTCCTGTAAAAGAAGAGGCAGTCGTTGATGATGACGATGCTCTGTCATACTTCGCACGTCTCGCTGAAGAATGATGTGTTAGGGATCGAACATTAACCGATCCTTAAATCTAAATACACGGACTCCTGCTATAATACAGGAGTCCGTTTTTAATGAGACAAGTAAACCCTAATTAGAAAAAAGAAATGAAAGCAATCGCACTTGCCGCACTGGCACTGTCAGCACTGGCGACACCTGCCCTTGCAGGACCTTATGTTGAGACTAAATCAGAATTCAAAGGAACTGATGAAGAGTACAGCAAAGCAGTTAATCAAGCTCGTGTTGGTTACGAGTTTAAAGCTGGTTCTCTAACTCCTTACATTGAAGGTGGTGTAGGTGTAACTTCTCCTGATGGTGGTGAGAATGAAACCTTTACTGCTCTTGAAGTTGGAACCAAACTCAAGATCAGTGATAAATTTGGCGCTTATGGCAAATTTGAGAATCTCTTCCAAGAAGATTCAACTCGTGACTGGAAAGTTGAACTCGGCACTAAGTACAAGTTCTGATAACTAATAATTAATAACTGATATATGAAACTCAAAGCAATCGCTGCTGCCGCCCTGGCAGCACCCCTAATGGTCGCCTGCGGTTCCACTGAGAATGCAGAAGTTAATAAAGACCCTTTTACACTTAATGGTGCTGGTGCTTCTTTCCCTGCATCACTTTATACTGCATGGTTTGCATCCTTTGCTCAGGATACTGGTAATCAAGTCAACTATCAAGCAGTTGGTTCTGGTGCTGGTGTCCGTCAGTTCAAAGCAAAGACTGTTGACTTTGGTGCATCCGATGGTGCTGTAAGTGATAAGAAGCAACCTGCTGAAGGTATGGTCCACATCCCCATGACTGGTGGTGCTATTGTTCCTGCCTACAACAATCCTGGTTGTGATGCACGAATGACTCAAACTCAACTGGCTGATGCCTTCTTGGGTAAGATCACTAACTGGTCTGAGTTTGGTTGTGCAGACAAAGCAATTACTATTGTTCATCGTTCTGATGGTTCTGGAACCACCAAAGGTTTCACTAACTCCCTTTCTGCATTCTCTCCTGAATGGAAAGCAAATGTAGGAACTGGTAAGGCAGTTCAGTGGCCAACTGGTGTTGGCTCTAAAGGTAACTCTGGTGTTGCTGCAACCATTCAAAACCAAGATGGTGCTCTGGGTTATGTAAACTATGGTTTTGTGAAGAACGGCAAACTCCAACAACCTGCTCTTCAAAATCGTGCTGGTAACTTTGTGAAGGCATCTGCTGAGACTGCTTCTGCTGGTCTTGGTGAGATTGTTCTCGATGATCAACTTCGTGGTGCTGATGCAAACCCTGCTGGTGCAAATGCATATCCTATCGTTTCTCTGACCTGGATTCTTGCATATCCTGAGTATGAGAAGAATGAAAATGTGAAAGAAGTACTTCGTTATGCGTTGACTCCTACCCA